CCGCTTGGAGCAACAAATTTACAGATAGCTCCAGTTGTTACATATTTCATATTTTGGCTGTTGAAGATTCCAACACTTAGTGGTTGCTCTAAACTGCCGGTTACCGTATAAAAATAACCTGATTCAGTACCCGTGTCTACAGTACTGGTTCTCCAATATACAGTACCGTCGCCCGATGTAGAGTTGATCGGATATCTAGTATAATTTTGAATATAGTATTGGGTTGCTCTGTTCAAAGACAATATATTTGATAGGGTATCAGTAAAGAAAGCAATAATGTCACTAGTATTATTAATGGTTAGATTCAAGAAGCCATCAACATTGTTTTGGTATAGCGCACCATCGCCGCCAAAACTATTGGTACTAGAATACTTACCAGTCGGGTCAAGTAAATCTAGGTTCTTAGAAGTGCCTACACTTGAACGATTGATTGCTTTACTCTTAATAATTGAACTATACAAGGTGTATGGGAAATTATTGTAGTCTTCACCGTTGACCATACGATTTTGTGTATAGTAACGAGTAGGAGCACGTTGCTTGATATTAGCAAGAGTTTCACGAGCTTGGGCAGTGTTGACTGTCAAAGGTAACTCAAGTCCAAATGTAATCTGTTCTGCTCTACCTAAACGGCTGACGTAAGTGAAGGTAACTGAGATACCTTGCATTTCACTAGGGCTAATTGAATATGTCAGCGCATTACCCGCTCTTACATATGCACGGAAGTTGCCGACCGGAATCTGGCTGAATACTCCGTCACCGAATGTATAAGTTACTTGGTCGTTGAAGCGAGAGCCTACTGAGAAAATCTTTCTGTTTGAGAACTCAGTTTGCAAATATGCATCTGCATATACGTTTTCTACTTGCTTCCACGGTGTTCTAGTGCCATCATCATTGAGCTGGAACAACCAAGTGTCGCTGTTGTTTACACCCTGAATATCGACAGGGATATTTTGATTGCTGATTTGTTGCTGTAGGGTGAAGTCGAAGTTCTGAAGGCTACCTTGTTTAAAGTAGAAGAAGAATCCGGTCTCAGCAGACCCAAAGCCCAATCTATCGTTACGATATACCATATTGAATCTGCCAGTTGGTTCTGGTGGAATTTCATATACGCTGTTTGAATCTACCGTAGTAACACTGCATAATTCAAAATTCATAGTCTGACCATCAATAGTGCTATTGAAGGGAACAATAGGTAGTGCAGTAGGAGGAATCTGCATTGTGTATTCGCTGGTAGTCACTCCAGCTAATTCAGAAATATTAGCGGGGCGCCCGATTCGCTGAGTATTAACTAGCGTAGCATTGACAATAGTATTGAATTGTTCAAGCCAGTTTGGGTTAGCAGGGTCATTCCAAAGAATAGTTTGGTTGCTAAGATTTAGTCCGTTAATGTCAGTGATGTTCTGTGTAGTGCTGACACTAGTTACTTTAAGATAACCCTGTCCAGCAATGTTTCTTTTTGGAATATAGCTAACAAGATTGGCAAGCTTAATAACACTGTCTCTACGTTCAGCAGTATCAATGAAGTTCTCACGAGCGTTCAAGTCATTTCTAAATGCTAGACCCTGACCCATGAAAGCGATAACATCAAGCAGTGCAATGAATTCGCTTGATTCAGTATAGTCGTTGAAAGTCTCAGGATAATATACACGAAGGTAATCGATGAAACTCTTACGTAGGGTTTCATAATCGTAACTTCTAAAGTCGGCTTCACGGAACGTCTGGTATATAGTTTTCCAGTCGTTGAGGCCAAACAACGCAGATTGTCTTGAACTTGTTGCCATAGATTAATACTCTTTTCATGTATTTATCATTACGAAAAGAGCAGGTTTTGTTAAATGAACGTAGCTGTATTAGTTGCTCTATTAAAAAATACACTAACAAGTTCTGGTTGATTGAACGGATTGATTGCCAGCTCAACTTCTAACAAGATACCACTTTCTTTAGGAAATGCTTTAACTGAGTTAAGAATAATCCTAGGGTCTGTTGCTGCAACTCTAAAGATTTCATTTTCTAGTTGGAACTGCACATCTGAAGTGTTGGGTTCGAATATAAAGCTCCAAACTTTAGTTCCGTAGCCCGGCTGTCCTACTTTACTACCTAAAGGAATATTAAGAGCATTCAAGAAATCTTGTATCACTAACTGGGTATCAGTCAATCTATACTTCTTTCCCCAAACAATAGATTGACGAATGCCACCAATGCCACTATCAACTCCACCTACTGCATTAGTAGTTCTTGGCTTACAAGCGTCTTTGGTACTAAACCCTACATACTGTGCCATTAGTTATTCCTTATCCATTTCCTGAAGGGCCTATAATACCCGCAATTGTATTATTCAACTCTGCTTTACTTGTATTTATTTTTGTTTGTATGCCTTCAATTGCAGTTGCTCCGGAGCCAGTAACTGAGGACAATGCTGTTTTAGCAGTAGTCGTTATCTGTGTAGCACTAGACGTTACTGTATTAATTGAATTGGTAACTGACTTGATAGTTGAATTCACTGAGGAAGCAGTAGATGATACAGATGATGCTGCTTTAGTTAGAGAAGTCAGTGAACCACTGAGTGAAGATGCTCCTCTAGATATACCTGCTACCGCCCCGGTCAATGATCCAGTTAACTCAGATAAACCGGACGTTAAACTTGATGCTGTATTAGCGATTCCACTAGCAGTCTCGCCGGCGCCAGCAAGAATATCTCCTGCAATATTATTGATATCCAAATCAATTATTTGATCTAATAGTTTGATGTATTCAGGATCTGTCGTTGCTTTGTCGAATTCAGCAAGTGCTTTTTCAATTGCAGGATCTCCTGCAGGGAGATTTAGTTCTGCTTCATTATATGCTTTTGATTTTTCTTCAACCTTTTTATCAAATTCAGCAAGTTTATCCTGAAGCTCCTGATATTTTTTACCAACGGCTAGAAGTTTTTGTGCTTGATCCTTAATGTCCTGAGTAATTTCACCCAATAGATTTGGTGTCGGAATTTTAGGATTTCCAAGAACATTTTTAATCTGTGAGGTAATTGAGCCTCTGTCAGTAGTATTGAATCCTACAGCAGGAAGTTTGATTGCAGCAGCGCCGCCGGCACTAAGTGCTGATACTGATGATGCTAGTTCTGCTGCCGCGCCAGCAGGCAAGCCCTTAGAAACAAGTGCAGTCAGATTATCTAACTGTCCTCCGATATCATTTGCAAGTTTGTCTACGCTTGAGAGTCCACTCATCACTGAGGTCTGTGCATCCTTAATAAGCCCAGTAAGACTGCTTGCACCCGGAATGCTGTTTACTGCTCCGTTTGCTTTGTCGAGTACTGAGGATACCGACTTAATTCCACCTGCTAAATTACTAATACCAGATGCTACTTGCGATGACACTGCGGCTGTTGCACCCTTAGCAACAGTTGCCGCAGCAGTAGATAGTGCATTGGTTCCTCCAGCGGCTAGAGCAGGACCTGCACCAGCAAGACTACTTACTTCATCAATTGCTCCGGTAATCTTGTTAGCAGTGCTAGTAATAGATGTTGCTGTACTAGATATGGAGTTTAGTGTGTTGGCAAATGAACCGACCGAACCACTAATCTTATTCGTTAACTGACCAATTGATCCGTTAACTGCTGAAGCAGCTCCGCTTATGCCTGCAACAGTATTTTGCATTGAGCTTGCGACCGAACTTAACGAGGACGTAGCTGACTTGACTGAGCCGGTCAGCGATGATACTGCTCCTAGTGCACCGGTAACGGATGCTGTCGCACTGTTTACGGTTTTGGATATATTTTTTGCATTATCAGCTAACGTACTTAACGACCCACCGACATTTTTCAATGCGGCTGAAGCGCCGCTCAGTGCACCGGTTACGCCGCCAATAGCATTGGTTAGCTGACCAGCCGCTTTACCAACGTTTGATAGCCCCTCAGTAAGTCCCTTAGAAGCCGTAGTCAATGTTGCACTAAGCTGTGAAAGTTGTCCGGCTTCTGCTTGCGCCTTAGCTGCTGCTTCTTTAGCAATCGCAGTAAGATTCTGCGGTACGCCTGGCTTGAATGCCTTGAACGAATCCTTGATTGAATTAAACGCATTAGTAGCAATGCCCTTAACTGAATCTTGAATTCCAGTAAGACCAGCAGGTCCTCCTGCATTCTTCATAGCATTCAATGCGCTTGAGAGTCCTCCCAAACCACCTAACTTATCAGCAAGTCCTGCTGCTGCTGTTCCAGCACCGATTGCCTTAAGTGCATTTGTTGCGCCGCCTACTGCGCCAGCTATTTTGTTAGCGGTATTGATAGCTCCGGACACTTGATTCAATGCACCTGATACTTGATTCAATGCTTGACCCGCGCCTGAACCCACTAGTCCACTGACTGCGCCTGATACGCTGCTCAATGTGCTGCTTGCTTTTCCAGCAACCTGAGAGATTGCGGCAATAGTTTCTTTTGGTCCTACAGTAGCAGCGGCAGTGACTAAACCAGCAGTTGTACCCGAAGATTCATTTCCGGTCAGTACTCCGCTGTTCGTAAGAATTGTTTGTGCTTTCTGCATAGTAGTCGCCATTCCTTGCGCTTGTGCAGAAGTATTCTTAACGAATGATGTAAGATTCTCAGCGCCCGGTATAGCAGTAAACAATGATGAAGGCAATGCTTTGTCAATAATCGAGGTAGCAGCATTTAGTCCGGTCGCAGTCACTTTAATGATATCGTTTGCTTGTGTAGCGATACCAT